ATAACAGCATGGAGCAATGTATCTAGTCTGATTAGAAAACTAGCTTTTATATTTCCAAAGGTAAAACTTGAATATGCATGGGCTGATGAAGATTTTGGATTTAATACAGGATATATAACTTTTAAAGATACAGAAATATTAGAGAACTATATACCAGAGGGTGGAACAAAAGATGCATATGATTTAGCTTGTGAAATAAGACAAGAAACTTTAAAAGAACATTGTATAAATGAAAATTATGAATATGACGAAAGTTTAGAAGAAGATTAAATTTGATATATAAGCGAGGGTAAAGAATGAAATACATACTAATAGAAACATTTTTCGGCTACATGTTTAGACCAATAATGTTATGGAATATTCAAGATATATTAATAGTTTTGTTAGAAGTAACATTAATTTGGCTATGGTGGGGGAATGTGAAGAGTTTTATAAAGAGTGTAAAGAAAAGAGTTGAAAGGAGAAAAACAAAAGATGGCGATAAAAAAAGAAATAGAAGAAAAGATAAATAAATACATAAGTGATCTTAATATTACATATGAAATATTAAAAAATGTAGATACAAGGATATCTGAACTAAATAAAGAATTAGCAACAAAAGAAGCTGAGCAAGATGATTTATTGCATGAAGTAGAATTAGCAAATTTAAATGTTGTTGAAAGAAGTAAATTTTACAACAATTTAAAGAAAGTTAGAGAAGATAGAAGACTAATAAAAGATGAATTGCAAATATGTAGAACAATAAAACCTTTAGCGGACATTATGATAAAAAAGGGTGTATATGCAGAATTAGGGCAAGGGATAAAGAACCTAGAAAGCTGTAAAAATCTTATGAATGAAAGAATATATCATGCTAAAGTTAGAAAAGATTTAAAGTGTGTAGAGAAAGTTGAGGTGTAGAAATGGAAGATACATTAAAAAATTTAGCTATTAATCAAGGCTATGTAAAAGAAAATTGTAAAATGCCAGGAGCAATGATTATGGCACTAATAAATAGCGGAAAAAATCCTTGTGATGGTTGCAATGCAAAAGATATGTGTAAGGAGGTCTAAATGGAAGAAGATATAGAGATATTAGAAGAATTTATAGAGTGTAGTAAAGATATTATAAATGATATGGAATATGTAAGACCAATAGATGTAACTATAACAGTAGATGATATACAAGCCATAGAAAATCTAATAAACAGAAACAAAGAAATAGAAAAGAAAGATAAGATAATAGATTTAATGGCAGAATACATTTCAAATATAACATATTGTCCTTTTGAAAGTGAAGGAAAATATTTAGATTGTGAGAAAATGTGTAATGTAAGAACAGATAAAGAATGTTGGAAACAATATTTTGAAAGGAAAGTAGAAGATGTTAAGAATTAAAAAAGATGTAGATTTAATAAAAGCATGGAAAGATTTTAACTTTATTAAAGATGATGAAAGAGGAAAATTACATAATAAAAGTGGAACTTTAACAATAAATATGTGGAATAGAAAAATAATATTTACACCGTATAATACTTTAGATGATGATGAGACAGTAATAATTTTATATGACTTAATTCAAGCAGGATTAGTAGAAAAAGTAGAGGAGGAATAAAGATGAAAAATAAAATATTAAAAATAAGTATATTAGTAATAATAATGATAAGTGTGATAGTAATTCCGACGATAGGATTAGCAAGAGTACATACAACAGTTAAGAGCACACCGAGAACGAGCACAAGTGTGAAATCAAGTTCACCAAAGACTTCAAGTAGCACAAAATCAAGTACACCTAAAAGTTCAAGCAGTACAAAATCAAATTCAAATGCAAAATCAAGCACACCAAAAACAAGTACAACTAAGAGTTCAAGTACAGGTAAAACATATACAACAACTAAAGATACAAGTAGCAGTAGAACTACAATAAAACATGAAACAGTAAAGCCAAAAGAAAATGCAGGTGGAACAACAATAATAAATAGCAATCCTACATACTACAATAATTATAGTACAGGACGTAGTTATTCAATAACAAATAGTATATTTCAATATTATATGTTAAGTGAAATATTTAAAGATAAAGACCAAGTAACTGAACAAGATATAGTTAAGGCATTAGAAGAAAAAGGATATACAAAAGAAGAGGTTGACCAGATTCTTGATGAAGCTAAACAAGAGGAAAAAATAAACAAACCATTTTATGATGGTTGGAAATGGTACAATTGGACAATATTTGCAATTATAATACTTGCGAGTATAGGAATAATTATATGGATTATATGGTTATTAATGGAATTTTAAAATTAGGAGAAAAAATAAATATAAAAGAAAGTAGGTAATGTAAATGAAAAAAACAACAAAAATTAAAATTTTATGGGATAGATTATTTAACAAAATAGTAAAGGTAGACAATATTGAAAAAGTAGAAGAAGGTTTAGAAAGACAAAAACAATCATTAAGAAAATTAAACGAGAGCTATTATAATGCTACAGGTGCATTAGATACATATAAAGAAGAATTAAAGAAAAATGAAAATAATCTGGACAAGCTAAATAGATGCTTTGAGATTTGTAAAAATAAAGAAGATAAGCAAGGAGCTAAACAGGTTTACGAACAAACAATTACAACTAAACAAAGAATAAATGTATTAAAAGAACAAATAGAAAAACAAAAAATGATAGTAAATAGATTTAAAGAAGCAAAAGAAAAATACGAAAAAGAGATAAGAAACTTAGAAAACAATATTGAAACAATGAAATCAAAAGACAGATTTAGCAAAGCAGTAAAAGAATACAATAAAAATTTTGGAGAATTTGAAGAATTTAATATAGATGACATACAAAGAGATATTGATACAGAATTTAATGCAAGTAATGCAAAGCTATCTGAAACAACAAATAATTTAGATTTAGACAAAATAGAAGCGGATATGAATTTTGAAGAAATGTGGGGTAAAAAATAATGAAAGAATTTATGTATGAAGATGAATATAAAGAATTAATAAATGAAAGAACTAACTTTCTGAAAATATATAACATTTTAAAAGTTACTCCGTTAGAAATACAAAACAATATGAAAAAAGATGATATAATTTCTTATTTCTGTATTGTCTACAATAGTAATAAAACATATATTATATTTTATAGTGAAGATGGTAAGGATTTAATACAAATCCTTACCAAAAATGAAAATAAAACGTTCTTCGAATTATTCAATAATGAGCTTTTAACAGAAGTAAATGTAAATAAACCTCAAAATGATGGATACTACCATAGAGGATATAGATTTAATTATAATGAAGAACCGCATTTTATTAAACAAATACTACTTAAAAAAAAGTCCTTTGCAGATACAGATTTAATAAAAGAGATAGATTCAGAAATTAATTATTATAAAGATAAAGTTCAAAATAAAAATGAAGAAATGTTTGATTATACAGAAGTAAACAATGTATTGAATAAATATAAATTTGAATAGGAGTGAATATGAAAAGACTTACAAATGAAAGTAAAAAAGAATACACATACTATTGTGACAACTGTGGAAAACAAATAAGCTATAAAGATAAAACACTAAATAAAATTTATGTAGAGAAAGAATACAATAAAAGAAAACACGTATGTGATCTATGCGATAGATGTTATAAGAGTATAGGAAGGTTAGGAGGTACAAAAGATTGAAATACATAAAAGAAGATATAGAAAAGATGTTAAGAGAACATCTAAAAAATGAAGCTAAGAAAACAGAAATACAACTAAAGCGAGAAGAATATGAAGAAAGATTACAATATGCAGGGACAGTATATAAAGATACAGAAGCGGAAATAATAGAAAATATGCAACTAGCAGGACAGGCATATGATAGTATACATAGCAATACAAATAAAGTATCTGATACTACAGCAAACACAGCAATGAATTATCGTAAAGAAGAAATTCATATAAACAAGGAAAATAGAGTTTTTTTAGAGAGAAAAATATTAGAGTGTGAAGCGGAAGAGAAAAGATTAGATAAGCAAATTGTAAGAGTAAAAAATTTATTAAATCAACTATCAAAAGATGAGGAATTTGTAGTTACAACATATTATATGAAAAAAGCAAAATGGGATTACGTAGAAAGAGAATACTTTAGCAATTTTGAAATACATAAATCTATAAAACAATTACAGACTTACAGAGACAATGCTTTTAACAACATGTTAGAAGTAATTAATATTACGGAGTAAAAACTTCGCTAAAATTTCGCTAATACTTCCTTTCAATTACGTTTCTAATATAATATAATTACAATTGAAAAGATGCAAATTAAAGAACCCCTTAAAAGAGAAGAGTTAGTTATATAAGTATAGCTAGCTCTTTTAATATGTAGTGGCGGAATAGGTAGACGCAAAATACAAATTTATAAATAGTATAAAGGAGATAATATATTGTAAAGTGTTCCATGCTCGGCTAGTAATAGTAACGCAAGATGGTCGATATATTATCTTTTTTGTAGTGTTTATAAAAAAGAAAAGAGGTTAAATATGTATAAATTAGGAGTAGCAATACTAACAATAATTTGGGTTTTAGATATATTAAATATTCCATGTATGGAGTTTTTAGATACAACCATTCCAATTAATACTTTGGGGTGGTTTTTAATTTGGGTGCTTATACCTAGTACAAAGAGTAAAGGAGAGGAATAGATATGGTAAGCGAAATAGAAGTAAAAGTAAAATCAAATTTTGATGAGGAAATAAAGAAAGCGAAAGAATTAGTAGATTTACTAGAAAGAGCAAATGAACTAATTCTTTCGTTAAATAAAACAAATATTAAATTATAAGCCTAGTTGTTCTTTATAATATTCTGCTCCAGCAGAACTTAGCATTTCTTTCCAAGAAGAGAATTTAGTATTTGATTTAACAAAACTATCCATTGCATCATCAGGAAATGCTTTAAATTCTTCAGCAGTATGAATACCGCAAGCAGACATAAAACTGTTCAAATTATTATATTTAGAATGAGAAGAGATAAACCTATCAGTTAAAAGTTCTTGCATTTGCACTTTTCTTTGACCAGAAATAGAGTCTACTTTTTTTGCGAATTTTTCTAAACCAGACATATCAATATGTATGTTACTACCCAACATAATCACCTCCTTTTAAGGCGATTATAACAATAGAAAAATGAAAATACTGTCGAAGGAAGTCGAAAAAGAAAATAAAAAAGGAGTTGATATTATGTACACAACACAAGAACTAATAAAAGAACATTTAGAAAAGAAATGTAAAGGATGTAAAATAAAAGATTGTAATGGAATAACGATAACACAAAGCGGAACGACAAAATGTACAAAAGAGGAATAAGCTTATGGAACCATGTTTAAAAGATAATAAAGTATGTTCAGTCCAAGGACAGAAATGCAAAAATTGTAAATTAGATGACTGTGGGAGAACAATAGAGATGATAGAAACACAAGAAACTAGCGAAGATAAATGGAAAAAGAAATTAATAAATGTACAATTACCAAAACAGTGCAAAAACTGTTCTTTTTTAGAAGTTATAGACTTAGATAAGCAAATAGTTATATGTCCATACAGGATAAAGGATAGGTGTATATTGAGATGAACGTAAATCAAAACATAAATAAATTATTATTTGCAATAAGATATAAAGGAATAGATATAAAAATAGATACAATTCAATTTTATTCAGATAAATTAGAAAAATATTGTAATAAATATGTTGTATATATTAAAGAATTAACTACAAACAGAAAAGGTGAAAAAGTGTTAAAATATGTTTATCAAGATGATTTCTTTAGTAAAGTACAGCTATTAAAATATTTAGCAGAAAAATACAAACAGATAGGAAGTGAGGCAGATGGAAAATGAAAACATAGAAGAAGAATACAATTTATTAACAGAGATGCAAAAAAGATTTATTGATTATTATGTAGAAACAGCAAACGCAACAGAGGCTTGTAAAATGGCTGGCTATAAAGGGAAAAATCTTAATAGAATAGGTTCGCAAAACTTGTCAAAACTAGACAAATTTATAAAGATAAAACTCCAAGAAAAAGAAAACCAAAGAATAGCCTCACAAGATGAAGTATTACAATATTTAACAAAAGTAATGCGTGGGGAAGAAAAAGACCAATTTGGATTAGATGCCTCTTTACAAGACAGAACAAAGTGTGCTGAATTATTAGGTAAAAGATATGGAACATTCAAAGAAAAAGTAGCTGTAACTGGAAACATACCAGTGGTGATTACAGATGACCTTACTGAATAAAATAAATAATAAAAATACACAACAAAATGTAAATAAATTATCTTTACAGAGTATAGTTGGAAAAGGATATGCAGAGTTTTGGCATTGTAAATGCAGATATAGAGTATGCAAAGGAAGTCGTGCTAGTAAGAAATCTAAAACAACAGCTTTATGGATTATATCAAATATGATGAAATACAAAGAGGCTAATACACTTGTAATTAGAAAAACATTTAGAACATTAAAAGATAGTTGTTTTACAGAATTAAAATGGGCAATACATAGATTACAAGTAGATAATTTCTGGGAAATAAAAGAAAGCCCATTAGAAATGACATACAAACCTACAGGACAGAAAATATATTTTAGAGGGTTAGATGATCCACTAAAAGTAACATCAATATCAGTAGATATTGGTGTTTTATGTTGGTTATGGATTGAAGAAGCATACGAAATAACGAAAGAAGCCGATTTTGATGTAATAGATGAATCAATAAGAGGAGAAGTTCCAGAAGGATTATTCAAACAAATAACAATAACATTAAATCCTTGGAACGAACATCATTGGATAAAGAAAAGATTTTTTGATGTACAAGATAATGACATATTAGCTATGACAACTAATTATATGTGTAATGAATGGTTAGATGAGGCAGATAAAAAAGTATTTGAAAGAATGAAACAAAATAATCCACGAAGATATCAAGTTGCAGGATTAGGAAATTGGGGTATTGTAGATGGATTAGTGTATGAAAACTGGAAAGAAGAAAAATTTGATTTAAATATGATTAGAAATTTAGATAGTGCTTTTGGGTTGGATTTTGGTTATACAAATGACCCAACAGCACTATTTTGCGGTGCAATAGATTTAAAAAACAAGAAAATATATGTATTTGATGAAATGTACCAAAAAGGAATGAGTAATAAAGCAATATACGAGAAAATAAATCAAATGGGATATAGCAAAGAAAAAATAACAGCAGATAGTGCAGAACCTAAAAGTATTGATGAACTTTATGGACTAGGATTAAGAAGAATAACAAGTGCATTAAAAGGAAAGGACAGTATAAATAATGGTATTCAATTTATACAAGATTTTGAAATAATAATACATCCTAAATGTGTGAATTTTATAACAGAAATAAGCAACTATACTTGGAATGAGGATAAATTTGGAAATAAAATAAATAAACCAATTGATGATTTCAACCATTTAATGGATGCAATGAGGTATGCAGTAGAAAAATACATAAATCAAAAGAAATTACAATTTGGATATAACAGTATAATGTAAAGGAGAAAAATAATGAGTTTTGTAGAAAAAATACAATATAAAGATGAGTTTTTAAGTGAAACGAATGTAAATCAAAATATAAGTGCGTTATGGGGAAAAGCAATGCCAATATTTATGCACAGAAGATATTTGCAAGATAGATTTACAAGAAAATATGACCAAAAGGATGTTGTTGTTGCGCTTGAATATTATATAAGTATTATTGCAAGTGGATATTTTGGAGGAAAAGAGCCTCAATTTAAAGTTAAGAACATAAATGAAACTCAAAAAGGAATTTTAAATAGAATATTTAAAAGGATTTTTGGAGAGAAGAATGATCCAGAAGACTATCAAGCTATTATTGATTATATTGCAAAATATAATGACAATGGTAGCTTTTTTTATGATTGTGTGCTTGATTATATTACTACAGGAGCGTGCTATGGATTGGTATATGAAAACAAGAGCAATGAAGAAGTATATGCCAATATTTCTAGTTTGAACGCAGTTGCAATATGGAACTATGATGTACCAAGCACAAAAGTAGGATTATTAAGGTGTTGGTATGAAAATACAACAACAGGTGGAATTGAAACACATTTAGAAATAATAACAAAAGACTATAAAAAACAATTTGTTGATGGAATAGAAAAGAAGGTTATTACTGAAAATGCTGAATATAAGTTTGAAGAAGTAGATGATAGCAATAAACCCGTAAGATGGACTGATTTGCCTTGCTTTGCTGTAGAAAACCCTTATGGAATGGCTTTTTTTGAAAATGTTATGACTCTAATAAACAAAAATGAAAAAGTAATTGAAAATAATGCAAACATTTTTGATTATAACGATAATGCAAAATTAAAAGTAACGGGATTTTCACCAGATAATGAGCCCTTAACACCACTACTAGATAAAAACGGTGAAGAACAAAAGGATGAAAATGGAAAAACAATAATGACAAAAAATCCTGCAAGAGTGCAAGAGGATGAAGCTATTCTTAATGCTAAAGTATTTTATACACCAGACAAAGAAGGCGACATAGACTGGATCATAAAGGACATAAATGATACTGCATCAGAAAATCATAAAAAAACATGTATAGATATGGCTCTTATGATTTCAGGAGTACCGAATGTAACAGATCAAGGTTTCACTGATGCGGACAATGCAGCAGCCTTAGAAAAGAAGTTTTTCCCTTTAGAACAAGTATTACAACAAGCACATCATTTATTTAGAAAAGAATATTTAAGAATGTGGGAAATGATAACAGAAAGAATAAATCTAAAAAAAGGTAAAGAATATGATTTTAGAGATATAGATGTTATATTAATACGTAATTTACCTACAGATACAGAAAGCCTTACAAATGCTTGGTTAAAGTTAAGAGGATTAGTAAGTGACAAATCAATTATAAGTCATTTACCATTTGGATTAGATGCAGAGTCAGAACTTGCTGAAATGGACAAGCAAAACCAAGAGAATATTCAAAAAAATTTAGAAAACATGGCGAAAATAGAAGAACCTAATCAACCCAATGACATTAATGGAAAAGTAGGTGATATAAGTGGAAATATGGAAGTATCACGACCAACAGATGCAAAAAATGAAAATAATCTATCAAAGGATAAGCAGACAAACTCAAAATAAACTTCAAGAAATATTTGATACGTTTAACTTTACATCAGAAAATATTTATAATATTGCTGATAATAAGACTAAAAGAAGAATTAATACATATATTGAACAATGGAAAGAACAAGGCTTATTAAAGAATAATAGCTATTTTACTGTATTAGCAAACAATATTTATAAAAGAACAAGAGTAAATAATAGTGAAATATTAGAATTACTAATTTATAGTGCATATATAGAAGAACAAAACAAACTTGAAGAACAAGAAAAACAAATAATGTATGAAGATGCAAATTATTACTATAAGCAAGGCCAACAAGAAGTAAATAAAAAGAAAAAGCCATCAATGATTCCGATGGCTTTATTTCTTGCATTATTAGATCAACCAAATTATAGTGGATTTAATTGGAAACAATACATTGAAGCAACAATACGATATAATACACAACAAATATATAAACAAGTAATTTTAAATATGCAACAACAAAAAGACCTAGAAATCGATTCTAGTGAGTTTCAAACAATAATAAATAGACAAAATAATCAAAAGCTTAATATAAATAGTGATAAAATATCAGGTGCAATGGACTTACAAATGATAGGATTAAATAATCTGTCAAAAGTGGAAGGTGTAAAGTTAGTAACAGAAGATAATTCAAAAGTTAGATTTATAGCAGTAGAAGATGATAAAACAACTTTGATGTGTGATAGTTTAAACAATCAAGAATTTTATATTAACAAAGAAAATGTATTTGATAGATATTATGGAGAAAATCAAAAAGAATTAAGATTACAAAGAATTAGATGTAATGGATTAGTTTTAGGTTTAAATCTTCCACCTATACAGCATCATTTTCATTATTGTCGTTCTACAATTGTATATAATACCAATTATACAAGTGAAGATTTTAGGAATGGAAATGTTTTAGAAGAAGAACAATATGAATCATTAGAACAGTATTTAAAAAGTATGTCTTATAAAATTAACTCAAAATTATATAATAATGAAAAATTGTCAAAAGACGATAAGGAATATATACAAAATTTAGATAATGCATTAAAAGGAATGCCAACATATAAAGGTTGGGTAAAAAGATGTGTATATGTAAGAGATAGTGAAGATGTATCAAAAGTATTATCAATATTTGATAATGAACAAAGAATAGGACATTGGAATAGTTATATATCTTCATCATTAGGTGTATATGATACAAGCTTCAAAATGATAATGAAAATAAAATCTAAAACAGGAAGAAATTTATCTACTTTAAATGATGAAGGTGGAGGAGAAATATTGTTTATGAGAAATACAGATTTTCAACTAATTGACATAAAAAATAAAAATGGTATAATATATGTTAAATTGGAGGAAGTATAGTATGGAAAAGCCAGATAGAAAAATAGAATTAACTAAACAGGAAAAAAGAAGTAGTTTAGAGGCACAATTTTGGAATGATAAACAAGAAATAGATAAAAATACACCACTTATGAGAAAAATAGAAAAAATATGTAAAAATATAGATTTTAAAAATTAAAAATAGCAAATGAAATTGATACACCAGATAAGGTATTAAAAGATACAATGGAGTGTTCAATCGATAAATAAGTTATTAACATTTTATAATTATAAATTTTTAGACGTAGACGTGCGTCTATTTTTTTATGCCTTTTTACTGATTGTAGGCTATAAAGAACAACAGAATATAAAACGCAATGGCTGGGGCTTAGGCAATGGCTGGGGCAAAAGGAGTAAAAAATGGAAGAACAAGGAAATAATCCAAACAATGCTAATACTGGGGCAAGTAATGAATCAGCGGGAGCAAACAACACAAACACAGGAGCAAATAATAATCCTGTAACGTTTGACGATTTTCTAAAGGATGGAAAAAATCAAGCAGAATTTGATAAAAGAGTTCAAAAAGCTATAAATACAGCCAAAACAAACTGGGAAGAAATAATGAACAGCGAAAAAAGTGAAGCTGAAAAATTAGCTAAAATGAACAAAGAGCAAAAGCTTGAATATCAAGCACAAAAAGAAAGAACAGACAAAGAAAAAGCACTTGCAGAATTAAATGCTTATAAATTAAAAGAACAAGCAACAAGAATAGCAAGTGAAAAAGGGTTGGACATATCGTTATTGACTTTTTTTAATTTTGAAACAGTAAAAGCAGAAGAAATTAATTCAAAAATAGAAGAAGTTTCAAATGCTTTTAATAAGGCTGTTGAAAAAGTAGTAAACGAAAGGCTAAAAGAAGATACTCCAACCCAAAAGTTAGGTATTGATAATGAAAAAAATAAATCAATAGCTAGATCAAGTTATTAAAAAATAGGAGGAATTAAAAATGGGAGAAATTACACAAGAAGCATTAAATATAATGCTACAAGATGGAAAAACAAAGGATAATTTAAAACAAGTATTAAGTGGAGTACTAGAAAACGTTGCTTCAAGAGCAGTATCAGAACAAATAAAAGCTAAAAACGGCTCTGGAAATCCAGAAGGTGGAGTAATTGAATATAAAAGATTTGTAAATGCAGAATTAAAGGATAAAGGTACTGCAAGAGCTGCTGGAAAAGGTGATAAAATAAAAGCTAAACCAGTAAAAGTTGTTATTGATACAGATAAAGAAATTGTAGAAGAATTACAAGGGAAAGACGTAAAACTTTACGGCATTGATGGCATGGCTGAAAAAAGAAAAGTAAATCATCAATCAGCTATTATAAGATACTTAGATAGAGAGTTTTTCGCAAAAGTATTAGAAGGAACAGAAGTTTCTGCAAAAGATAATATACAAGATACAATTGATACTTTATTACAAAAAGCAAGAACTTTGAAGAATGACTTTATCGATGGTATAGAGTCAGATTTATTAGTTATTGTAGTAGATAGCGAATATAGAAAAGGAATGAAGAAAATTCTTGATGATTTACCAAATGGAACAGATCCAAAAGAACAAGCTATTGGTATGTATGACTCTGTTAGAGTTTATGAATCAACAAGATTACCTGACGGCGTAAAAGCTGTTGTAATGATGGACGGAGCTATTGCTCAACCATTCTATGTATCAGAATATGGAGCAGAAAAAGTACCGTTTGATGATGCAGTAGCATTAGAAGATTTCTTATACAAAGGAACAAAAGCATTAATGGAAGATACAATATTCTATGTAACAGATGCTAAACTTGCTGAATTAAATGTAACATCAAAAGCAGGAACATCAACTGGAAAAACAAAAATAACTATTACACCAGCTTTGACATCTGGAAATAGTTATAAATATAAAGCAGCTGCAAATCCAACAATGCCAGAATATGATGCAGTTTGCACATCTGGATATACAGCTTGGAATGGAACAGACGAAATTACAGCAACAACAGGACAAAAAATAGTAGTTGTTGAAGTTGATTCAGCAAATAAGGCTAAAAAAGCAGGAATAGTAACAATTACTTCAATGGCCTAGGAATAGGAGGCAATAGAAAATGGATGATAATATAGATAAAATAATAAATGACTTAGGTCCTAATTATAGAGGTGACGCCAATGTGTTAAAACAAATATTAGAAGAAATTAGTTCTATTGCATCTGATATTTCTAACAGACAAAAGAATGATACAAAGTTATTTCCATACATAAAAAAAGCCACAAAAGCTATTTATCTTACAAGAGGAGCAGAAGGTTTAACAAGTAGAAATGAGGGCTCTATTTCAACATCATTTGAAGATATTATAGAAAAATTAAGGAATGACATTATTAAATCAGGATTAAGGAGGATTAGATAATGTTATTACGAGACTTAGTAAAAATACATATATCAGAATACGAAGAAATAGAAAATCACGGAGAAACAGAGAAAATATGGAAGTATAAAGGTACAGCTTGGCTAAACATGCAACAAGATGTGAATGAACTAGATAAAAAGTCTACAGGAGAAGTAGATTATAGCATTTATAAAGGTAGAAGTACAAGAGATTATGAGATACAAAAAGGCAATGGAATATCATTTGAAGATGTTTCAAAGTTAGAGGAGTTTATTCCTGAATATCGAGTATTAGATAAAAATAAAATAGGAAATACATATGTATATAGAATGGAGAAAATGCAAAAATGATAAGCTTTGATTGTAATATAAAGGTAAAACATAATTTTAAAAATATAAATGCTATAATTCAAAGATTACCACAAACAGTAAAGATAGCAACAGAAGATATTCTAAAAAACATTAGAGGTTGTGCAATAAGATTAGAAAAAGGTCATAATGAAAACGGAATATTAGTAGAAATGATTGATATGTCAACTAAAGAAGTAAAAGGAAGGGTCTATTGTGATCCTTCCAAATTTATGACTGAAAATGGGCAATCATATTTGTGGTTTGAATATTTTGGAACAGGTCAATATGCTGAAAAAGAACATATTGGTAAGACAAAACACTTTTTGGAAACAGGTTACACTGAGTGGTATATACCCGTGCATAAAGTAGGTAGATCTTTGAATTTTCCAATCACAACAATAGGAAATACTCAATTCTATGTAGCGGTTGGTTCAAGGGCAAATCACTTTCTAGGCGATGCTGAATTTAAAACTAGAAATGAAAATACAGAAATTGTCAAGAAGAAACTAGATGAAATGTTGAAGGAGGTATGTAAGTAATGAAAGATTTAAGTATAAAAGAGTTTAGTGATTTAGTATATGAAAAGCTAGAACCATTGAAATATAAACAAATACTAACAAATCCAACAACAACGAGTAAGTTTCCTTGCTTGGAATTGCACACAGCTTTAAAATCAGTAAATCTAACTGAAAACGGTTTTCCAATCAAATCTACGTTTCAAATATCAATAACTTGTTGGAATGAAAAACAACGCCAAGCAATGCAAATGACAGATGAAGTTGATAAAAAGCTTCAAGAACTTAATTTTACAAGGACAAATACCAGTCCTACAGTATATGAACAAATACTGCAAAAATACGGTATAACAATAACTTTTGAGGTTCGTTTTAATTCAATAACGGCCTCTTTTAATTTGAAATAAAAAAGGAGGATTTTAAAATGGCAGGAGCTACACCAAAAACAACAACACCACAAGTTGCTATGAAAGCAAAAGTGTCTTATGCAACAACACTAACAGGAGAAAGAACAGATATAGGTTATGTACAAAAAGTGGGACAATTAAAAACTTTAAAAGAGGGACAAACATATAGTGCATTAGATTTAGAAGAAGAAAGAATGGCTAAAGGAAAAAGAAAAGCAGAAACTGTTGATATAGAAATGATGTTTATACAAGAAACACATAAAGCTATTCAAGCTATAGCTGATGCAGACACAACAATATTCTTATTTTTAGAATATCCAGAGACAACAGCATCAGTTGCTAACAAACCATTAGTTCAATCAGTAAAATGCACTGTCGATATAGCAGGACAAGAAATGAATGATGGAGACTTTATAAAAGACACAATGAGAGTATATAAAGAGTCAAAAGTAGTAGAAACAGACGGATATCCTATTGAAGGAGATTTAACAAAATATTAATAAAATTTAAGGGAAGGCATATTTTTATAGCCTTCTCTCTTTTGCAAAGGAGAGAAAATAAATGATAATAGAAACGAAAAATAAAACAATTAATTTAGTACTAAAAACAAGAAAAATAGTAGATATAGCTAATCTACTTAAGAATAAAAATTTTGAAGAAGCTTTTATTAAAGCATATTCTATATTAAACATGGAAGCTTTATCAAAGATAATATTTAAAATAGCAGAATTAGAAAATGGAGAAAGTGCATTTATAAATAGTGATGAAGTTTATGATTTTATAGATGAATGTAGAAAAGAAGGAATGACAATTAAAAATTTATATGAAAAGATTGCAGAGGCATTGAATGATGAGGGTTTTTTCAAAAAGAAAATGACAAAGAAAGAGTTGAAAGAAATAACAACAAATCCTTTATCTACACTAAACTTAGACAAGATTGTAGAGAAATCTGCAGAAAACGTAGTAGGCAAGATAATAGAACAAGAGTTTTAAAGTTAAAAGGATTAAACGATATAATACAAAATATAAAAGACACTAACAATTTAATAGACTTAATATATGCGATAGAACCACTTGCGTATTATTTCGATATGAAGCCGTCCGAATTTTGGAATAGCAGATATTCAGAAATAAATATTTACTGTCAAACTCACTTAGTTAAAATTTTTGACGATTTGAGAAGAGAAATAGATTTACAAGAAGCGGTGACTAATAAATTAATCGCAGGCGATTGTATGAATCAGAATGCAGAAATAATAATGATTAGAGATAATTACAAAGAATTATTTGAAGATAAACAAGAGCAAACATTAGAAGATCAAAGAAGATTATTTAAAGGATAAAAATGTCGAAAAATGTCAATAATTTAATATTGATTTATTCGACTTCGTTCGATATAATTCTTAATATATTGAACGAAAGGAGAATCAATTATGGCACATTTTGAAAGGAAAAAGATGAGCAAACACGCATCAGGAAACAATAATAAAAAAATCGTAATAGCAATAATTGTAATAGTTATAATTGCAAGTATAGGAATTTGTTTATATTTAGTTAATCAAAACAATAACAGAAGTAATATAAGTAGTTCAACGGAAGTACTTCAAAATAAATCAAAAACAGCTGAAGAGATAATAAGCAAAATGAAAGAAAAAAATACAAACATAGGTAAAGTAGTAATTTATAACTCTGAAACAGATCTAAACAAACTACTAGGAAGACCAGGACAATATACTTCTAAAATTACTTTTGAAGACAAAAGAATAAAACAAACAAATGCAAATTTAGATAAAGAATTATCTACAGAAGAGGAAATAAATGAACCTGTAGGAGGAACTATTGAAGTATTTGAAAACGAAAATGACATGAAGAATAGAAAAAACTATATAGAAGGACTTTCTACAACAGCTATGTTTTCTCAATATATTTATATTAAAAGAGATGCTTTATTAAGAATTGATGGAGATTTAACACCGGAACAAGCAAGAGAATATGAAACGTTATTTAATGAAATTGTAAAATAAATAAAATGAAAATTATTAACATAGAACATTTATCAAAAACTTATAAATCAGGAAAAATAGCCTTAAATGACATTTCTTTGCAAGTCGAAGAAAATACTTTATTTGGTCTACTTGGTGTTAATGGTGCTGGTAAAACACCAAATATATATACTCAAGATTTAAAAGAAGAGCAATATCAGATGAGTATGTAAAACCAAACGTCAGATCAATTCTGACGTTTTTTGTTGTAAAAACGTAAAACTTTAACAAGAAAGGGGGAAGTGTAATGACAGCAGAAGAAATTGAAATAATTGTAACTGCAAAGATTGAAGAAGCATTAAAGGAATTAAATAAAATAGTACCTGCAACAAAAGAAAAAATGAAACAAGTTCAAGAAACTCTTTCAAAAGCAGATACAAAAGCAATGACAATCAAATTACACCAAGCAGTTAATTTTATGAAAAAGAAAATGCTTGATTTAAAGAAGAGTTCTGAAAACAATAAAATAGCAATTAAAGTTAATAATAAAGATGCACAAAAGCAAATATCTCAAATACAAAAACAAATAGATAGTTTACAAGAAAAAATAAATGCCCGACAACTGAAATTAAATGTGATAAATCCACAAATAGATAAAATAGTAGATGATACTAAAAGAAGAGTAACTCCAGAAGGAATAAATCCTAATGATAAAGTAATGGATACAATAGTTAATAATGCATTGAAATCAAACAAAGATTTTACATCATTAAATAGTCAAGCACAAAAGTTATATACAGAAATAGAAATGTATAATAAACAACTAAGTGAAGCAAAAAATAGAATGACACAATTAAATCAAGAAACAAATAAGACAGCAACTACTCAAAACAAATTGAGTAGTTTTTTTAGTAATTTCAAACAAAAAATAGGAACAGCATTTAAGCAGATGCCAAAGACAGGACAAAATATTACAAGAAGTTTAAGAGGAATGGGAAGTTCATTAAAAGCGGGTTTAGGGCAAATATTTAAAATCGCAGGAGCTCTGTTTGGTTTACAAACAATATATTCAACTTTGAGAAGTGCAGCAAGCACGTGGTTATCTAGTCAAAATTCACAAGCAAAACAATTAAGTGCCAACATAGATTACATGAAATACGCTCTAGGTTCAACTTTAGCACCGGTTATACAATACATAGTTAATCTTGTATATCAAGCGTTAAAAGGGGTTCAATCTTTGATTTATGCGCTCACAGGAGTTAATATATTTGCTAATGCAAGTGCAAAAGCATATTCAAATATGGCCAATAGTGCTAAAAGTGCAGGAAAAGCAACTAAAGCACTAAATCCGGGTGATATTGATGAAGTTCATAACATACAAGACGATAATTCGGGATCAGGAGGAAATGGTGGAGCAGGTAGTGTAATGCCAAATATTGATTTAGGACAAGTAGATACTAAATTAAATGCTTTTTTAAAAAAAATAAAGGATGGCAAGTGGTATGAAGCTGGAGCTGAAATAGGCAAAAAACTGAATGAATCATTAAGAAAAATACCGTGGACAAAAATAAAGGAAACAGCAGGAAATATAGGAAAAGGGATAGCTGAATTTATAAACGGTGGAATAGAAAATATAGATTGGAATTTAGTTGGAAGCACATTAGGTGAAGGTTTAAACACAGCAATAATATTTTTAAAAAAATTCGTAACAACACTTAACTTTGCTTCAATAGTAGATGCGATATTTAATTTCCTTGTAGGAACAATATCAACAATAAATTGGGGAGATATTGCATATATAATATTCTACATGATAGGAGTGAACTTTGGTGTACAAGTAAGGCAATTATGGAATGTAATATCAATAGCATGTTCGAGCATAGGAACATTTTTTCATAATAAAATAGCAGAAGCAGGTGGAAATGTAGCTCTTGGTTTATGGAATGGAATACTAGAAGGTTTAGGTAATATAGCAAAATGGCTATATGATAATGTAATTTATCCTTTTATAGACGGTTTTAAAAACGGTATGGGAATACACTCACCTTCTACTGTTATGTTTGAATTACGGAAAATATGTAATGCAAGGGCTTTTGAACCGGGATAAAAAATAAAGTGAACAACTTAAATTCTACAATAAAAGAAATATGCAATAGTATTAAAAATTGGTTTAAGAATAAACTTGAAAATTCAAAATTCACAACAATAGGTAGAAACGTAATTAACGGAATAAAAAGTGGAATTAAAAATAATCCTATTTCATCAACGATTTCAAATGTGTGTGGAAATGTAAAAACATGGTTTTCTAATGGATTAGGAAGCTGGAAATTCACTAGTATTGGCGAAAATGTAATAGGTGGAATAAAAAGAGGAATCAACAACGCAAAAGACGGATTATTAAGAACAGCATCAAGAATAGCAAATTCTGTCACATCAACTTTCAAAAATGCATTAGGAATACACTCGCCTTCTAAAGTCATGGCAGATTATGTAGGTAAATTTATTCCTCTTGGAATAGCGGAAGGAATCAAAAATAAGGCACAATCTGTTTATGATAGTATATATGAAATAACAAATGGTTTAAAATTAAATAAACAGGGACTAATGACAGATATATCAGCGACATATTCAAAATCAAATGTAAATGCAAGTGTATTAAACAAAGGAAATATACTAGAAAAAACAATAAATAACATAAGCCAAAACTCAGGAGGAACAATCAATTTTGAAAACACTATAAAATTAAACAGCAAAGTATTAGCAAGAGAATTAATAGAGGATTTAGACACAGAAGCAAGAAGACGTGGATATAAACCATTATTAGAAAGGGGATAAGAAGATGATAAAGGAAAATGATGTAATAATAGCAGATGGGAAAAGTCTTCCGACCCCATCTGAATATGTACCATACCCGACATTGAGAGAAAAAAGCACAGAGAATGCGTTAGGAGATTTAGTTAGAAAAATAATAAGTTCAAGGTGGAAAATTGAAATGAAATGGGATTTGCTGACAGCAGAACAAATGAATTATTTAACAGAATTAAAATTTAAAAAAGAATTTTCATGCACTTTTCCTTCGAATAATTCAAAAAGATTAACTAAACAAATGTACGTAGGAGATTTAAAACCGTCTGCAAGAGCAATAGATCCTGAAACAAAATTAGTAACAGGTTGGACTGATGTCTCTTGCAACTTTATACAAACTAAAGCTGACAAATACACCGGAGGTGCTGTGTAATGATAGATGATTCTCAAATAATAATAGATGCAATGAGAGAACGAAATATTACAGTAAGTGCAAAAGTGAATATAATACATAATACATATAATGATAAACCTTTTTTTGAAAAACGGGAAATACGCAATATTTGAAGATGATGGAATAGGATTAGATGGTTCATACAATGTAATAGAAGAGAATAAAGAGGAGGGGTGGTTCAGTGATAAAATATCTGACATAAACGGGAATTTAAATGTACAATATTCACAAAACGTTTTCAATGATAAAGAGCAAGAAAGTGACTTACACATATTATTTACAAACATTAGAAATGAATATGCAGTTAATTTTGATGTAATAATACGGAGAAAAAACTTATAATTTTACAAATAACACTAAGAAAGAAGTATTAATAAACAATGTAATAACAGGAAGTAATGTTACAATAAAAATTTATAAATGGTCTAAAAAATACAGCAGTGCCAAAGTTTTAAATGTGTTTTTAGGGGTTGCATATAGATATCAAGATAGCGAAATTGTTTCAATTGACTGCAAAAAAGGTACAAGTTTAACAAACGAAGATATACAATCAAAAGAACTACAAATAAAGATAGTCGACGATGATTCGTATAGCATTTTTTCAGAATCAATTTGGGATAAATTCGACAAAGACACGAGAATCGAAGTGTTTTTAGGAGTATTAATAAATAATTTTATTTATTATGTAAAAACTGATGAATGTTATTTTAAAAAAATAGAAAAGGGCAATAATGAATTGTGTGTAACAATAACAGGAATAGGAATAATAAGTAAATATCAAGACACAAAATGGTATAATTTATATACAGAAATATATCTATTGCCGGGTACATTGCAGAAAATATTACAAGATATTAATGGAACTGATAAAAAATATGAAAAGTTTTTTAAAAAAATTAAGATAGAAGATGAGATAATAAATGAAAAACAAGAAATTGTAAGATGTTTTGAAAAAGATACAAAAGTAAACGAATATTTAAATGAGTTAGCAACTAACTGTAGAAGCAATTTATTAGAAACATATGATAATAATGTTTATTATAAAAGATTAAAAATAGACAATTCTATTGCAACTATTAATTTAAAAAATATGGAAGACTATCCCGAAATTGAAAAAGAAGAAAATAAATACAGTCTGATGATAAAAAAATATCAACATTTTATAACAGAAGAAGAACAAGAAGTATACAAAGGAAAATTTACAGTAAAAAAATATGGAGATATTTGGGAAACTTATTTAAATCCGTACGAAGACATAGAATTACTAGAAACTAATATAGAATCTTATTTGAATCTTAGCTTTAAATTAAATATATATAATGCTGATGGAACAGTGTATAAAAGCAATATCACTGCAGTTGACAATACCTTTGATATATATACTTTTCCGAATGTAATTGTCTTTTTTATATCTGACGAAAATTTAAAAAATAAAATTTTTGAATTAACACTTACTTGTAGAACATTAAGTTTTACAAGCGTTGATAATAAAATAATGAATAATAATGAAGAAGAAGAAAAAAATATTGATATTAGAAGTTTACAAGACGATGATACAATAGAAAAAATAAGCAACTGGTTTATTGATAATTTAAATAAAAAATTTAAATTTAAAATTAAAATAAACGATACATTTACGTATGAATTAGGAGA